ACATCTTCATCATAATAAAATTGATGAGGTGCAAGGTGTGAAGACAATTATGGCAGGTAGTTTCCTTGGCATGGATGATTATTGTGTCCAGAAAAGAATCGTTGGAAGAGCGGAGCAAATGGTTTGTGTCTGCGATGAAAACGGTGTTAGGTGTTCCTACGGTATTCCACTTCAATAATCAAAATGGGCTACTCTATTTAGGGTAGCCCTTTATACATTCCTCTTTAGCTCAGTTGGTAGAGCATACGACTGTTAATCGTAGGGCCGTTGGTTCGAGTCCAACAGGAGGAGCCATCTGGGGTCGTAGTCAAGTGGTTAAGACACTGCCCTTTCAAGGCAGGAGCGATGGGTTCAATTCCCTCCGACCTCACCACTATGGGAGAGCGCCAGAGTCGGAGAGCTGGGGCGGTCTGTAAAACCGTTGCCTGACGGCTGAGTGTGTTTGACTCACACCTCTCCCACCATCATACTGCGGGGTAGAGCAGCGGTAGCTCAGCGGCCTCATAAGCCGTTGGTCAGGAGTTCGAATCTCCTCCCCGCAACCAAACATTATCAATAGAAAGCGAGGTGGCTGTATTGCCGAGAAAGACCAAGCAGAACGACATCACAAGCCCCGCGCTTTTGAGTCAGGTCAATCCAGACAATATGCGTCTGAAAGAAGATTTTATTTCTTATTTACAATCCGTGCAGAGAAGTCCAAAAACAATCGCTGGGTATTCAAATGACCTCGATATCTTTTGGGTGTGGAACTTGCAGCACAACGGAAACAAGTTCTTCCCCAAAGTTACTAAAAGAGATTTTGCTGCATATCAACATTGGCTCATCAACGAAAACGGAAACTCTCCCGCTCGTGTCAGAAGGTTAAAATCTGCAATTTCTTCCATGAGTAACTTTATTGAGAACATTTGCGATGATGACCCTGAGTTTGAGGGGTTTCGTTCTACTGTACGAAAAATTGAGAATCCTGCTATGCACCAAGTTCGCAAGAAGACTGTATGGGAGGATGAGGCGCTTGACGGCCTACTTGAT